AATAAGGAAGCCCCCGCCTTAGCGGGAGCCGTATTATAGGTACTGAATCAGTCACCTAAAGCATTAACTGCTGGGATCAGGTATGGGAGCCTGCTGCCCGGCAGTATCTTTGCGATCTTCTCAGGATCGTCTAAGTTCTGGAACGCTGTCCAGATGTCATCCACTAGGCTAAGCGACGGTGCAACAACATTACCGATAAACTTGCTGTCTGTTCCAGCACGCCCACCAGTAACGTCGATACCCCAAGCCTCTGGTGCCACGCTGCCTGCGATGTCCATAAAGTCTCCAGCCAGCCCAGATAGCGCAACGTAGTTCATAGTTGACCTAGCGATTCGCGTAGTGGTCAGGTTGCGCTCAATGTACTCCTCGGCATCCTCACGGCCTAGGCTAGAAGCATACACCCTAGCGATATACACTGGGGTTACTGCTGCCATACTACCGATAAGGATACCAAGAGACTCAGCGGTGCCTCTGCTGTTACGCTGTCGTGCCCACTGCTTCTCCATTGCAACGATTGGGAATGTCCTGAACTGGGTCAGCAGCTTTAGGTAGCCGTTGTGTGCCCACTTGCCTGTCTCGCCAATGAAGGTACCTTGGATGATCTGGCTAACCCCGCGATGCACAGACTGGATTAACTCCTCCTGCATATCAAGGTCTGTCATCTTAGTCACATCGAACTCAAGCAGGCTGTTGCCTTCCCACTTAGCCACCTTGTCCAAGTCCTTCTTCAAGGCTGCCCGTACTTGTGGCGTAATGCCGAACTGTTGAAGAGCTACGTCATCTGAGCCATCCCGCACATACCGAGCAATCTTAGCCGTGACCTGCTCTGCCATACCGCGCTGCTGTACCGAGTGCATAGCCCTCCAGAACGAGAGCTTAGACTGCAAGTGACTAGCACCACGCAGCAGCCTGTCGGCTACACCAATGGTATCCTCACTGTACGTTGGGTACGCATGGTCGAGGCTATCGAACGGCATCACGATCTTGTATGAATCAGTGCCGAACTCAGCACCGCCTAAGCGCTCCATAGAGCCGATCCACTTATTGTCAACAGCCTCTCCGCGAGACAGCGCCAGAATCTCCTTACGCAAGCGCGGGAAGTCCATGATCGCCTTGAGCGTGCGCTCTACCCCGATGTGCGGAATAGCGTTTGCAAACTCAGCAGTCTGGACAATGCCCATACCACCAAGCCGTGCAAGACTGTTGAGCGTGCGTGCCCTGTCCATCCACTTGGAACCAGCATCACCAAACGGTGCGTTAAGGAACTCAGCAGCCACTTGGTCAAATGCCTCAAGCTCAGCATGGGTAGCGCGGCCCGTATCAGAGCCATACGTCATGGCATCACGCAGAGTTTGCAGACCCGGCTTGCCGTACACACCGTGTCGGGCAAGCGCCACCTCACCGCTAGCACGACCAGCTTGGCTCTTGAGCAGCCCGATCTGATCCGTGTCAAATATGTCTAGCAGCCGGTAGCTTGCGCCATCAACTGTATACTCTCGGTTCAGGTCTAGGTCGATACGGCTCTTAGTCCAGCTAGAAGCACCACGATTAAAGCGCTGCATGTTAGCACGCACTTCCTCAAGTGTCATGCCCATAGTCAACAGAGCGTCTTGGATAATCTCTGCTGAGGCTGCGCTGTTACCACCAATAGGGCTATCATGGCCACCATTAGCACGCGCATGCACACGCTCAAGAACCTTGTCAGCAAGGCCCTTAGAGAACTCTGGCGTCCAGCCCTCAATGTTGACGTACTGCTCAGCCAGTGCATCACGAACAGTAGTCCGTTGAGCATTACTTGCAGCACGCCACTTACTAGGGCTGATCTTGTGCGGCATGTAGCCCTTGCTGGTGCTAGGCATACCACCCCATCCGAGAGTCTTGTTGCTGATCTGGGCCTTGCGAATGCGCTCGTATGCAGACTCTAGGCTGTCAGCGGCCTTAACTATACTGGGGTCTTTGCTATTAGCACGCCCAGTAGCCCTACGCGCCTCAATCTCCGAAGCCACCTCGCGGTCGAACTTATCTTTAAGTACACCGCCACCAAAGGTATCATCCTTGAGGGTACGGCCATGAGCCTTGCCCCAGATAGCATAGGCATTCTGCACATCATTGATAGCGTTGCCCATGAACAGTCGCTCATGCGTGTGCTTGCTGATAGCAGCCGTGCTCTTGCGTGCCCCAGCAGCCCCGCTTGGGTCTTCCAGCAACTCGCTAGCGATCATGCGCACAACTGGATTATTACTACGCAGCATGTTCAAGCTTGTAGATGCCACGTTAAACAGCGGGTTATCCATCAGGCTCTTAGTACGCTTGTTCCACTCAGCGTCCATTGGGTTAGCAATGTCCCAAGCATCAGCCTTAGTGTACAGGTTCAGCATAGCTTTGGCCTTAGCACGCTCTGCTGCCGTAGTCTGAGGCAGGCCAGTCAGGCCATACTTGACAGCGATTGGGTTAGAGCCAATGTTGATAGCAGCCTCTGCTGCGTTAGTCACAGGTGCTCCGGGCACAGCCTTACCGAGTAGCCCGTTGTTATTCTCCAACCCACGCTTTAGCACAGAGTTAAAGAACTCATCCATACCCATTGATGGCTCAAGCAGGCCGCGTGCCTTGCTCTTGTGGAAGAAGTCAACAACCTTGCGGATGCCGTCGAGCACCGTGTTAATCACGCTCTTGCTGAGATTACCCATGTCACCATTAACCATGCGGTTCTGCAAGTGCTTAACGTACTGCTCAGCCATCCACTCATCACGGCTAACATTGTAGTCCGTAGTCTTGAGTTGCTTTAGCTCAGCCTCTGGGTTGTTCATAGCGAACCGGCGCTCAACCGCAAGCGGGTCGCCCTTGGCAGCTAGGTTAACAAACTCCAAGTAGTCCTTGTTGATCTTCTCAAGGAGTTCTGCTGGCGCTGCTTTGAGGTGCTGATGCACAATAGCGTGACCAAGCTCATGCAGAGTAGCATGGCCGATACGGACAGGTAGATAGGCTAGCGCCTCTCCAGCACGCACGGCTGGGGTTACACCGATAACGTGAGTGTTGCCGATACTAGAGATAACCCCGTTCTCGTTAGGCCGCATTGTGCCGTCACCGAACAGCACCTTAGCGCCCTTACCCAAGTACTCATTAGCAAGCTCGGTGAGTGCCTTGACAGCAGGCGCAAGCTGTGCGTTGTCTGCTACCGCCTTGGTGACAGTCACGCCATTAGGCAGGTTACGGATAGCCTCATAGTTGGGGTACTCACCGCCAGTAACCTTGTTTACGATGTTGTCGTAGGTAGAGCGCATAGGCCCTGTCGCATTAGCAACAGCCTTAGCCCCTGTAGCTGGGTTCTCCCAGCGTACGCTTCCAGATTCCCACACATCTGCCACATCGTCAAGTGTTTTGAACTGCCACTCAGCCGCGTCAGGAGCCTCTACAGCAGCCGATTGTGTGCTGCTTGATGTAGTGGGTGCGTCAGCCGCACGCGCTGCTCCTGCGCCCTCCTGAGCAAGCTCGTCGGCCTCGATGTCGTCCGGGTGATCCATCAGCTTGCGGCTCCGGCCCGTTGGGGTGATAGCCTCACGGAGTGGGTCAGCAATCTCAGCATGCCGCACACGCTGGAACTCTGCCTCGATCAACTCAGGAGCAGCACCATCGGGCAAGTTAGCGGTAGCACGCTCAAACGTAGCTGCCTCATGGATAACTGCATCCTCTACTAGCTTCTGCTGGTTAAGCGCACGGCCATAGTCGATGTTGCTGAACACGCCAGCAGTGAAGATATCAGCCCCTGCCTGAATAAATAGGTTAGTTGGGTCGAAGCGCTGGTTGAGCAACTGCTGTGTAGCCTCTACGGCAGTGCCTGTAGCAAGGTTAATCTTCACAGCATTACCAATAACACCGAGACGGCTTGTGTTGGCAAGCTCTGCCATAGCAGCCATACGCATAGCCCCACGCGCTGCACCGAACCCACCCAGCACGCCGGTCAGGCTCAGCACCTCAGCGCCCATGCTAAGGGGCCAGGCCCTCTGCAAGACCGCCGCTCATCACAACCCTAGCACGCTCTTGCTCAGCCTCTTGCCTGCTCACAATAGCCATTAGCTCTCGCGTCCCCCGTGCCTCTCTACGCTCCTGTAGGTCGTCCTCCCCTACGTTGACTAGGTACCTCTCTGGGGGTATAAACCCAGCCTCAACGTCCTCGTCAAACTCGGCTTGAGTACCCCTTTAGAAATCGCTTAAGACCTCCCCATAAAAGTTGGTCAGTGTTTCCTATAAAGGCAGCCCCAACTCTGGCCATGAAAGGGGGCTTGTTAGCCTCAGCGGCGGCAAGGGGTAGCAGTTCCTACAGAAAGCCCCAGCCTCGATACTGGGCAAGCTAGCTGCATAGTTGCCCGGTAGCAGTGTGCTGCTAAGGGCTTCCATGAGCTTGCTCTGTTTAGGAGCAGACTGCCCGACCCGCGTGCGTGCTGGCTTGACAAATGATGGGTCTACTGGCGCATCAAAGATCGTGCCGGAATTAGTGAGGTCAGCCATTATAGCTCCTTATTTAGGTTTAGTTGCTTGTTGTTTGCGATAAGCCGCCCACTCTGCTTTACTAGCATACGGGCTCGGTAAGTCTGTGTTGACGCTAACGCCCAAACCTGTAGGCTGTTTACCTTACCCACGTGCGTATGAATCTCTGGGATAGTAAGCGGTATGCCGACATACCGGCCCTGCTCGTTGTAGCCACCTACCATAAGGCGTGGTACGTTGCCCGGCCCTACGATCATACTGTGGCCGCACATTACGCAAGCCGAACTTCTTAGCTGTCTTCTCTACCGCCCCCTTCACGGCTGCGTTTAGATTATCCTCGCTAATGTTGTCGCGCTCTTGGTTGCGGTATGCGTTCAGCGAGTCGGCAAACCTCGGCCCACCGTTGGTCTTTAGCATGTGCCCACCAACAAACTCATAGCCCTGTGCGCTCAGCCCGTACTTGACAGACTTAGCAGCATCTTCTGGGTCTACGCCACGAAGGCGCTCAACCATAGGCTTCATGATGTTTGCAAGATCAGCAGCAGACTCCGGCGTTAACTTGTCGCTGCTGAACAACCCTGCTGAGTGACGGTCATTTACGGCCACGTTATTCACAGCCCTCAACAGAGGTGCATCATCCTTGGAGAACTTAGCCGGAACCGTTGATTTAGTCACTAGGTTGAAGCCGCCTACCTGAGAGTTAGCATCGTTGTCACTAATGCGTAAACTGTGGTAAGCGTGCATCTGTGGCCCGAACTCTCCGAAGTACGCGAGAGCAGCATCATGCCTGCCATCTGGTGTGATAAGCGGCAGGTACTCTTTAACATACGTGGTGTGCCATAATCCTACGTTGTTCTCAGCAAGTGCCTGATTAACGCTGCCACGGATAAATGCCTGCCCGTTCACATCGAACACGCCATTGACAGCTTGCGCTCTGCGTGTCTCGTACAGCACGGCTCTGGCCTCTACTGGTGCGCTAGGTGGTAGGGCAGAGTTAAGCCCATTCCACATAGCCCGGACTGCTGGTGCTGGGATATCCTTGATGTTGCCACCCTGACGAGCAATAAACAGCGTGCTGCTAATCGACTTCTCTTCCTCTTGATCGGCAGCACCACGGCTGCTAGCACCCTCAGCACGCGCAGTCTCATGCCTAGCCCAAGACTCTTTAATGGTGCGCTTAGCATTCTCTTGCTTAACGATCAAGTTAGCTTGAATCTCCGCCTGATCCTTGCCTGAGATAAGCGGCTCACGCGCACCTGTCATGGCCTTCCAGTCAGTGTTCAGCTTCTCAATGGCGGCATTGGTCTTCTCGCGCACGCCAACGCGGTCATAGAAGGCAACAGCCGACTTGATCTGAGCAAAGCGCTCTGAGAACTCTACGGGCATTTCTGCACGCTTGCGAGACTCAATACGATCAGCCTGATCCCTCAGCCGCTTAGAAGCATCAGGCCCAAGGCCCTCGATGACGCCAGCATCTTCTAGAGTATAGAACGCATGCAGGTTGCCTTGAGACAGGATGCTTCCAATAGTAGCGCTATGGAGCTTGCGGGTAGTTTCAATAGGCACACCGGGGATTGGGTCGAATGTACGGGCAAAAGAAATCTTCTTCTCAAGCTCGTCGCCCTCGTCCACTGTTGATCCGATGGGCACCCCGCTAGCCATGTCATCCACACTACCTTTGTTCACCCGGCCCAGTGTAGCAGACAGGCCGCTGGCAGCAGCAAGCTGTGCGCCCTGCTGTGCCTTGGCAAAGTTGTCTTGCTGCCAGCCAATGTGCTCCTTAGCATGGCGCTTCATCAGAGTACCAGACTCTTTGATTAAGCTTTGCTTTACCACGAGGTCAGTGTCAAGGTCGCCTGTGTTGATGTTGGTAAGACGATCGGAGATAAGCTGCTTAAACTGGTCTGGGCTTTGCGACCTCAGATTGTCCATGTCAGCCTCAATGGCAGTGACTACTTCCTGAGACTTAGCAAAGCCAGCATAGGCCCTTGCTCCTTCTACCGTTGGCGTATCGCCAAACACCTGAGAGTACCAAGGCTGCTCATCAACAATCTCTTTGACTGCCTCACCAGTAGCAACCCGCTGCATGCCTGTAACGAAAGCCTCATTACGGGCCTGCTCAAGCTTGGGCTTAATGATGCCCTCACCAAAGCGCAGCAGGGTCTGCATCACACCGTTATCTTGTATGGTGGGGATAGCCTGTCCACGCGCTGTGTTGTTGGCCCGACCATCGCCCTGCATAGACATACGCATAGGGCCTACCTGACCGGCCCCCGCTTGGGGTGTACGCTGACCGCCCCCAATAGAGAATGTTACGTTCTGGCCTAGGCCCTCTGTAGGAGCGCCCAGCCTGTTATCTTGACCAGCCATTAGCGGCCTCCTGTTATAGTACGTGAGCGCCCATCAGAGCCTGAGCCGATAGCCCCTGCCCTGTCTGTGAATGCGCTATAGCTCGGTGTGTTGAAGAACCCCGACACAGAGCTAGCAGCGCTGCCAAGCGTAGCCCCGCTGTTGCTGAACACGCCTTTAAGCACAGCCCCGAAGGTGTTTGTGCTAGGCTTCTGGTCAACGTGTGTGTCGAGTGAGTAGTCAAGATCATCAACAATGAAGCTCTGATCCATGCTGCTAAGGCCGGACATAAGAATGTCAGACTGCCTACGTGAGGCGTCCCAGTCTGCCTGCTCCGTAGCCTGCAAGGATGCTTGCTTAATGCGAGATACCCGCAAGGCTGACGTAGTGGCTACGATATCCGCAATGCCGCCAGATAGCCCACTAGCACCAGACATAGCTGCCTGCTGCCCTGCCTGCTCTGAGAAGCTAATCTGCTCCTCAAAGTCATTGGAGGTAGCAGCGTCTCTAGCCCTGCGGTAGTTAACAAGTGAAGCCTCAGCCTCGCGCCCTGTCTGGGTCATCACACGAGAATTGTTTTCATTCTGTATGTACCGAGACAGAGCGTTACGTTTGCTGAGCAGTTCGTTGTTGGCCCCACGCATCAAGTTAGAGGCCGCTGTCTGTGCAGCATTGACTGTGTTCCTAGCCTGTACATTAGCCTTTTCGGCTGCGGCACTCGATAATGATCCCATCACCGACATGCTGACTTGAGCGAGTGCTAACCAACTCATATTAACTCCTTGAGGTTAGAACCTCTGTACCCTATTGAAGAATTGGCCTGACCACTCAAGGGCTGCTGCCGTAAACGGATACCACTTACGCGCACTGATGCGCAAGGTGTAGCTACGTGTTTCCCTACCGATAGGCAGGTTGTACTGACCAGTAGTGATAGGCTCAACACCGACAAGATTCTCTGGGGTTCCCATGATACGCCCATTAAACTCAATGCTGGTAACTACTGTGTTCCTGTAGGTGATATCCCACTTAAAGCCGATGCTGTCCTTGAAGCCCACCACTAACTTAGCAATAGCAAGCCGCCCTGTAAGGATAGCCTTTCCATTGCCGTCCCGCATGTATGGGTTAGTTGGCTCAAAGTAGGCGTCATTGATGGCCCCGACTGTCAGCCCCGGTTCTCCCGGATAGTTGGTCTGGAGTGTCGCCACATTTGCCAGTGCAGTGCCCGTAAAACGGCGTGTACTGGCCGTGCTGAATGCCGCTGCCCAGTTACCAGTGGTCGCTGGAATAACCGATCCTGTGCCTGCTACGACCTGTTCCCAAGAGCGCTGGCTGTCCAAGTATGGCGTGTCGCTCAGGCCCGTTGTGATAGGCACGCTGTCTGCCACCACGTACAGCCCACCAGCACCTGCTCGGATATGGAAGGCCAGTGCTGCATCAACCACTGACTGCACGCCAACGATTGGGCCGAGTGCTGTGTCAAAGTCCCAGCGGCTCCAAGCATCAAGCTTGCGCCCATCTTGCTTGTCGAGGTAGGTGAATACGTACAGGCTGTTACGGGCCAGTGAGGCACGCATCAGTATGTGGCTAGGTGAGCCAGTGGCGCTAACCATTTCGATGCTGCCACCTCTGATGTAGCTGTCGATCTGGCTCGATGCTGGGAAGCTCTCAGGACTATTCTCTGTCTGCCCCGGCTGAATCTGGTGCAGGCTGGAGTACTTACCACCACGCTTGGCGTAGAAGATAAAGCCACCGGCACCAACTGGAGGTGCATCAGAGACGCCCTCATAGTTTGACATCACTGCCATGTTAGCAGATGTCGGCGTTAGCGGAATCTTACCGTTAACAGCGTACTGCCGCTTCTTGCCAAAGATGACAAGCGATTGGTTGTACATAATGCTATACCGTAACTCGTCGTCCTCGCTACCTTGAGGCAGCATTTCAAACGGCTCGTCAGCAGGGAGCGTAAGCACAGTGCTACGGAAGAAGTTAAGGTAGTCATCAGTCTTGCTGACAGCTAGCACCCCACCACTACCAATCAGCAGCCTATTCTGGAATGAGCCTAGGTAAGTTACCTTGCGGCCCACAAAGAACGGTGGCGGTGCGCTATCCAGATCACCAGCAGTGCTAGAGGGAAACGATGGGTGTGGCCCTGCTACAATGGCAGACAGGAGCGTGGAAGACCCTGCTATGTACAGGTTGCTTCCTGAGATTGTAGCGTAGAACAAGCCACCAGTTATGCTGTGAGTAACGCCTGCCGATTCTGTCCATGTTACCTCACCGTACCCAGNGGCCCCAGCCACCTTTGGCTCAGCCTTTAGGTAATAAGCCTCAGCGGAATTACGGCTGCGCACCTTAACGACCTTACCAATAAAGTGGATAACGCTAACTTTGTCGATACTCTCAATCTCGTTAGCAACACCCCGGATTAGTGAGCCGTCACCGCCGTCATCAACAGTAATGCCAGCAGCATCATAGAGGATCAGGTGTGAGCCTGTACGCACTAGGGCACCCGGCAGGACTGTTGCTGCGATGAGTATCCTAAGCTGCTCTGCAATTGCCGCTGGCTGCACTGCTGCTGATGCTGTGCCAATCCAAGCAGTCACTGCTGCATTGTAGGCATTAACCCTATCATTAAGCTTCTTGGTGTAGTCTGGGTCTGATGTCAGAATATCGCTGGTGTCCAGCACGCCTTGGTAGCTAGACGACGGTGTGGTATAGCTATAGGTCTGTGTAACTCCAGCATAGCTAGTAATAGAAACCTTGTATGTTCGGCTGTACGCGCCTCCACGTACCCACACCACACCCCTGACAGAGTTGCTAGCATCAGACCACGTATTAACTGACACACCTGAGAAGTTCAGGGAATGACCAGCTAAGAAGAGGTACTTACCGATAGCAGTAAATGCACTAGCCCCACCAGACTCAAGCAAGTCCAGTTTGGTGTCAACCGCATTGCGTACAAGGTTGAGGAATGTGTTGGTTGTACGATCATACGCAATGATGACAGGGAGTGGGTTAGTAGTAGCTGGCCGTGCTGCCGTGCGAATGAGCAGGACATACTGATGACCGGCATAGTCAAGCTCAGTGCTGAGCCAACTCGCTGTATCATCAGTATAGGACTGTAGCTCTGCCGCTGTCTGCGGTGTAAGAAGCTTCTCGGCTAGCCATCGTGAGCCGTGCCTACGAGTCAGACCGTTAACAGGATCAGACAGCATGTTGACCTGCTCACCGTGCTGACCATCTGCTCGGTCTTGAGGAACCTGCTGCGAGACCCCCCGCAACAGGGAGCCGTAACTATTTGCTGCCTTCATGGTATGCCTTAGTTGTACCGGGCCGTCTTGCTCTTAATGCGATGCAGCCGTGGATTTGAGTTGATTAGGTTTACTTTAGCCTGCCTGATGTTCTCAGCGCGTAGGGCTGTAGTAGCCAACGACCAAGCTTGAGCAAGCTCTTGGCGCTTAGAGTTATCAGCATCAAAGCTAGACTGGAAGCGCAACACTGCCTCAGCAGCAATAAGATCGTTAGCCACTGGCGGTAGGTCTTCAAAAGGAACCTCACGAATGAGGGTGCCAATTGCAGGCAGTGTGTGGACATACGTTCTGTTGCGCGTGTCGTACAGCCGTGTGCCACGCTGAACCAGCCACGGCTGTGCAGCCTCAAGGGTTAGCGTATCACGTGCGCGAACGCCTGAGCGCCAGCTAATCGTATCGCCCGATAGCGTGATGTGCCCAGTCAGCGGTGCTGGCTCAAGCGTAGCGCTCTCTGTGTTAAACCAATAGCCCGTCGATTGGATGCGGCGGTTAGCTCGTGACAGGTAGCGTTGTGCTGATGCCTTGAACTCATGTGGCTCAGCTAGCGTGTTAAGTGGGACTTCGCCTAGCGTGGCTAAGCATTCGTTAACTACGTCTAATGTTGTTGCCATACGGCCTCCAAACGGAAAAAATCCCCCAACCTGTTAAGGAAGGGGGATAAGGATAGGACTAACACAAAAGGCCCCTCCAGTAAAGGAAGGGCCAGATGTCTTAAACCTGATTAGGGCTTCAAGATCACACCGGCAAACTCTGCTCGGTTAGGGGTAACGCCGTAGCTCAAGTGAGCATCAACGAACCACTGCTTCGTAACCTTATCCCAGAACACATCAGTGGTCAGGGGGATAGTCTCACCGGCCAGCAAGGCGCGGGGAGAGAAGGCAGCAGCAACCACCTTGGAGAAGTCGCCGTCATAGGCAGAACCAAGCAAGTGGCTGGAGATAGCCTGACCAGCAGGGAAGTTGGTCGAGCTAATCACAGGCACGCCATAAGCCTTGAGCAAATGCGCTTGGATGCTGGTGCCTTCCGATGTCTTGTAAGTACCGTCGATAAGCTGCTCGTTCTGCAACAGGGTGTAGAACTCAGCAGGGCGCAGGGCCAGCACAACGTCGTCAGTACGAGGATCAACGTCCTTGTCTTCCAGCTTGACGAACAGGTTAGCAATAGCTGCGTACAGCTTTGCAGGATCGACCGCATCACCAGCAGCGGCAAGGGTGTACTGCGAACCACCAGAGTGGCCAGCAGGCTTGCCTGAGACACCGCCAGCATAGCTGGACTCGGTAAGCAAAGCGGCCTTGATAGCTTGGATGAAGAACGACTGATCTTTGAACTTGGCAATCTTCTTGCCATGCTCAAGGCCAATCTCCTTACGGCTATCGTAGCTGGTCTGGAATGTCTCCAGCAGCGGCAGAACAGCGCGTGCCAAGATCACGGTATCGACGGTGAGGATGCGCTTCGCAAAGTCGGTCAGCGTGCCGTCTGGGGTAGTGCCCGGAGTAGCCTTCTGGAGGGTAGACTCACCAACTGCGAAGTTAGTAATCGTTGAGGTGCCCTTTACAGGGCGAACCGGAACCCAGCCAGCGAGAGCAGACTTGCGCTCGATAGTGGATTCGACCACACCAGTAAACTCTTCCAAGTGAAGAGCGCTGATGCTGCCGGTAGAGTTAGCCTGTCCTGGGCGAATAATGTTGTAGGTATCGTCGAGTGCCATGTGGGCTCCTTGTATTGACGGTTGTTGATTACCCGCCTAACCGTCAATGTTGACAGGCGAGGATCGGGCGGGTTTGTGTATTATGGGTACTGAATCACTTACCGCGATATGCGGCACGGCGAGACTGCAACAACTGATACTCTTTGGAGCCTTCCAAGCGGCCACCTAACTTAGAGTTAAGCGACTGCACAGCATCGCTGTAGGCACGAGGACTCAGTGGGCCATTGGCTGCGTCAGGCACGCCGCCGCTAGCGTTAGCAGTACCGTCACGAGGATTGATGGTCACGTTGTTGGCACGGCCATACGACTCCGCCAAGTGACGGACAGCAGCCTTAGCAGCAAGGCCACCTTGATTGAGCAGGGCGTTAACCTCTGCCTTCTCTTCCGGTGTGGCATTGTCGCTAGCCCACTTCTGGATAGCTGCCCACTCGTCTTTGCCGCCAGCCTCTTTGTAGACTGCTTCGCGGATAGCCTCGTTCTTCGCTGCTGCTTCTTTAGTGGCGCGGCCATAGGCTGCCTCACCAAGCGCAACGAACTGCTCCCAACCAGCAGTACCCTTAGCGGCAAGTGTTGCCTTGAGGATAGTGAAGTCGCCGTTGATAGCGGCCTTAACTGCTGGGTGGTCTGAGTCAAGCCCTGCCTTTCCAATGAAGTCAAGCGCCATGTCAAGACCAACATCGCCTGTTGGCTCGTAAGCAATTGGCGTGTCTGTAACAACAGGCACTACTGGCACTACAGGGGCTGTGACAACTGGGGTCTGTTGAACTCCCAGCGTCAGTGCTGTGTTGTCAGCTACTGGCGGTGCTGGGTTAGGGTCTTGCTCTGGTGCTGTGTTCTCTGTGGTCATTGTGTTCCTTGTTGTGCTTGTTGATTAGCAGTTGCCATACCGGCCTCTGCTGCTGCTTGCTCACGTACTCGCGCCTCTGCTTGCTGTGACTGAACTTCTGCAAACTCTGCGTCAGTCATGAGAAAGCGTGCTAGGTCAATGTTACGGCCTTGCCCGATGAAGGCACCTACTTCCTGCCACTTAACCCTAGCAGCTAGGCTATCTGGTACGCTGCTAACGGAAGCCATATCACCCATAGCCATGCGGAAATTATCGAGGTCGCCATTACGACTAAGGGCATCAAGGCCCGTAACAATAGTGACATCTAGATCGGATTCCTTTAGCTTAAGGTCAATAGTATCGAAGAGCCAGTAGGCTACTGGGATTTGTACAGAAGATGCTAATGTAGAATACACACCGCCGTAGGCAGTCTCTAGTTCGTTAGCTGTGAGGCGTACCTCTTCTTGAGTAACGCGTTCTGCATCACGGATAACCGCTGACCCCATAAGGAAGCCTCGGCTGATACGCCGCTCATAGCGATCAAGCACATGCTCAGCAATCTCAATAGCCTTGGGGTTCCCGCCCTGTGTAGGAGATACATCAGCAGGCATACCCGGAAGTGCGTCACCATTCTCGCTGTTGTTCAGGTCTTCAATGGCCGTCTGTCCGTTAGGATTAACCATCCAGCGGTACTCTGTGCCAAGGATAGAGCCGTCTACTACAGCTTCGCTGAGAACGCTAGTGGCCTCAAGGTCACCAATGTACTCCTCAACTAGTCCCGTGCCATAGTCAGACTCATCTGCTAAGTCCCAAGTAATAGCTTGATACGGCAGGCGGTTAGCGGGCCACTTACCATCAAACTCTTTAGGGAGCCTGTGGTCATCTACCCATTGGGTCATGGTATATGAGCCGTTAGACTCACGCTTGATCCATTTGTAGAAGGACACAACCGTGTCATCTTGGTAGCGTGCTCTGAGCAGATTTACGATAGTCTCGTCTAACTCGTCGAACTTAACCTTCTCGCGGATGATAATAGTCTTAACGTCACCCCAGATATCACGCTTAACAACATAGTTGCGGATTGCAATAACACGAAGACCCTTACTAGTGAGTACGAGCAGGGCGTTACCAGCAACTACTATGTGTCGGAGAAGCCGATACAGCTTAGGGCGTTGCCCGCGGCTATCTAGCTCCTTAATAGCCTGACGCTCACCAGCAGCAAGGATTTGATCTAGCTGGGTATCAGTTAAGTTAGCCGCTGCGGCCGCTGCCTTAGCCCTCTTTCCAGGGATGACCTTAGCAAACGGGCGGCTTGGGGCAAACATAGCAAGCATGAGCTTGTTACACAGGTGATTAACTGCCTGAGCGCCGAGGCTCTGGTAGTCGTGACTTTGCTCTGCACTAATCTCATCGAAGCCTGATGGCAGGCATACCTTTGGAATAGTTAAGGCAGCGTAGCGCTCTATGCGGGTAATCAACCCTGAGCGTAAGCTGTCCAGAGCAGTCCACATTGAGGCTGCTGTGTTGTGTGCAGCCATGTTAGATATTCACGCCTGTGTCAGCGCCAACACCAAATGTAGCTTTACGCTTACGAGCAGTTTCGCCAGCGCTAACTGGGACAGGGCCGCTAAGCTGCACGTCCGGATTATCAAGCGGAACCCCAAGGGCATCGCTTGCTGCACCAACTGCTGCGTTACGTGCAGCGGCTGCTGCTTGGGCCTGAGCAGCCTGCTGTGCTGCATCGCGTGATGCCTTAGCTGCTTGCTCTGAGCTTGCTTTAATGGCAGCAGCCTGCTGATCTGCGGCACGCTGTGCTGCATCCATCTGTGCCTGCTGGCCTGTAATCTTTCGGACAAATCCCATACCGACTCCTTAAATGTTTACGCCGGAATTGCTAACCGACTGCTTGCGCTTACGGAAAGCAAGACCTGCATCTTGTGTGTTATCGGCGGGTGTGCCGCTAAGCTGAATGTCTGGGTTATCCATAGGGACGCCCAACGATTCGCTTGCCGCGCTAACAGCAGCATTGCGTGCCGCCACTAGGCCAGCCTGAGTAGCAGCTTGTGCGGCTGCGTCTCGTGCTGGCTTACCGGCAGCAAACTCAGCATCTTTGGCCTCAGCAGCCTCACGCTCTTTTCGAGCTATGTTCCAGTTCCCGCTTACAATGTTAACCATTGCCGCATTTTGTTTGCTCAGTTTAGGGTTAACTTTGGTTTTTTACCCGTTATAAAGCCCATGTTATACCACCTTAAAGAAAGAGGTTGTGAGCTTGCTAAAGCCTGCTCGTTGATAAGCCTCAGCAACGATGTTAACTGGGGAACTGTCTGCCGTCATCACCATACTGATGCCGCGCTCTTTGGCAATAGCCAGCAGGGCTTCCGGTATACTGTCAACACTGCCACCTGGAGTACAGCTTGAGGACTAGCCACTCCGTAAGGATTGGTGACTTTGAGTACCATGGGCTAACCTCGTCCAGCATCACAAGGTAGCCGTCAATGACATAGCCTTGTCCCTGCTTGATAGCATCGTATATGTTACCAACAGCGTGCAGGAAGTCTACACCGATAGCCCCACTTGTACTGCTTGGCGTAGTTTTCCAGCTTCGTGAGTGAGTTAACTACAGCGCCCCAATCTTCTGAGGTAGTGCATAAGCGTGTGCTCATGCTACTAACCCAGCACGAAGGGCCTTGAGCACAGCTTGCACACCAAGGGCATAGCCTACTTGGATAGCAGTGGTTTGCTCGTTGGGCTGAACTGGCCTGAACTGTGCCTCAAACTTATCGTAGACTGCCTTGTGCAGGACTACAACCTCAATGCGGTTAGGGTCGCGGCCCGGTACACTAGCTGTACTGGTGTGTGATGTTGGCATGTGTATCTCCGTATTACAGGTACTAAATCAACTAAAGAAGAAATCAGATTCAAGCACTTCCATGATGTCAAGGGTGCCTTTTTCTGGTGGTGCGGAGCAGCAGGGGTAGCGTTCCACGAACTGCGCAACAGGATCGCAGGCTAGGTACATCGCAACAAACTGCTTGCGGATAATGTCGAACAGGGCTTGGGCATCTGCTGCGTGTGTGCCGTAGTCATCGTGGATCATCGCAAGAGAGTTGATGCCGCTGCGATAGGCATCAGATGTGGACAGGTGTAGGTGGGCAGCATCCAAGCTATGCACGAAGTTAGGGGCTAGGCCGCTGGCGTGCTTAGCTTTGTCAGGGGTGTCGTTCTCTGACATAACGCGAATCTTGATTGGGCCGTGTAGCCATGTGTTGATTCGATGGATGTCTGCCTCAAAGTAATCTTGACACGCCGGGAATCCAGATGGCGTTACCCAATTGATAGTCTGCTCATCGTCATCTGGGTTGAAGTTAGCCACGATTGTACGTGCTGACTTGCGCAACCAGTCCATAGCCTCGCGGCCCTTAACCACAACGTCGCCAATGGCAGGCCATACGCAACTCATCAGCAGCCGTGCCGCCCGGTAGTACTCCTTGGGATCAAAGGTTGGGCCAATGCCTTCACGCAGATAGTCGCTGATAATGTACGCTGTAGCGGTGCGCTCTGTCACACCGTATGGCGTAGTCATCACGGAGCGCTTAACAGCCTTGCGGCTAATGCCGTGCTTTAACCACTCAGCTTTTAGACGTGCCTCTTCCTCATCCTTTGGTACATAGCTGCTCAAGCGCACCGTAGCTGCTACTGCAACATTGGCATAGATGTCTTCCATCGCAGCGTTGTTGGTTAGGTTAGTTGCCTTGCCGCCAATCTGGTCACGGAACATTGCGCTAAGGTTTTGCAACCCGTTGCATGAACCGTCCATGCTGATCGGGATACGGCTCTCAAAATTGATCGGGTCTTTGATATACTTCTCGTACTCAAAGCACCAAGCCAAGAACTGTAGCGGGTCGCCTGCCTCAAGCCAGCCCACGTTGTTGATTGGGTCAGCAGCAAACGATAGAATCAAGTCCTTGCGTTCAAGTACCCAGTCCATGCGCTGCTGTAAGGTAGCCTTGTCAAAGCCCCACTTGTTAGCGCCTTGTACATGGAACCACTTGACGGATGTGGCATCAGGTAGGGCCTTAGCCTCTGCGAAGTGAATGAGTGCCTTGCTGAGGTCTGATCCTTGTGGGCTGATGCCTTGGGTCAGTGGGTATAAGCGGCCACGGCTATCTGCAAAGTACACAAAGTAAATCTCGGGGCTGTCGCGGAACATGGCAGCAGCACGGGTGGCTGAATAGAATCGTGCATAGCGCACACCTAGCAGCTTGCGCTGTGTGTGCCACTCGGCTGTGTCTCGCTTCCACTGCTTGAACTCTGTCATCTTATCAGCAGGCCACTCTTCCTTGGGTGCCTTAGTCCAGTCTTCCTTTAGCCACTCTGGCTTGTTTGGTGCTGGCGTATCATTGAGTGACACAATCTCCTTGGTCGAGAAGTTCTTAGCAATCTCATACACAGTATCTAGAACCTTGGTATTGATGCGCCAAGCTGTGCGCTGCAAGGCGTTTACCGCAGAGAACACAACAGGCATTTCCGTAGTACGCCCTAGGTTGCGGCTTGTGCGTCGTCCATGCACAAGACTGCTATGTACCCGGCGCATACGCTCAGTGTGGAATCCACCTGTTACCCCAAACTCCCAGTCCTTAGGCGGCTCTACGCAAGGCCCGAACACTGGCATGGTCACAGCAACGTATGCCTTAACCTTGTCAAGCTCAGCCACCACATCTGGGTGCAGGTTAACGGTACGGGTGTCGCGCTTATAGGCACCACCCACCCGCTGCTCATTGCCAATCTCGATTAGGCCAGCAGTCTCCAGCAGGCCCATGAGGTAGAAGCCCACCTGCTCACGGCTGCCAATGTTCCACTCAGCAACACTGAGGCCGCGCTTCTTAGCTTGCAGCATGAAGACCATCGAGCGGTGGCGCTCATTCTTAGACATGCGCCGTCCCAAGTCCTTGGAAATAGTCTCAAAGAGTTCTGGTGCCTCGTGCTGAATCTGGGTAAGCACAAGCTCACGGTGTACAGTACGACCTAGGCCGGTGGCCACGTTGCGGTGATGCGGTACGTGGCTAGACAACAACTCCGATAGAGCATATCGAACTGCTAAGTAGGCAACTGCTTCTGGATCGAGGCCGTCAAGCAGCACAACGTGGGCTTGCCTGCGTCCTGGACGCTTGGTGGCTACGTCAGCGCGGATAGCGTTGGACAGCGGAAACACATACTCAGCGAACAGGGCCTTAGCATATGGGTTCTGGTGTGCCCTGCCCTGCTCCTCTGCCCGATTCATAGAACCCTCAGCACGCAAGATGCCGTCGCTGTACATCTTGTTCTCTAGCTCTACCTGATTTAGTGTTGTCATATAGCTCCTGTTATGCGTCAGTACGAATGCCCTTGAATCGCGGTTCTCGTAAGAACCCATTAACCGTTTTACCCATAGCCTCTACCTCGATGCGGTAGCCATCCCAGCCAACGGCTGTAATCTCCTCGACCTGCTGCTGAGTTAGCCCTGTGCTTACCTTCTGCTCCCTGCCGTCAAGCTGGAATTTGAGGGCTGCTGTATTCTTACCGGTCTTAGTGCCGTAGTCCAAAGCAGCGCCAGTTACCGTTACAGTGTAGCTAACGAGTGGTTTGCACTTGATGAACTCTCCTCCCTTACCGGCACCCACGATGTAGCGCCCATCAGCTTGCGACAGTACTGAACCATCGTACCCACCCTGATCTTTGTAATACTCGGCGTCAATCACGGCAGTGCGCATAGCTTCATCTAAGGTCATGCTCAACAGGGTTGTGTACTTAGGCCGAATCAGCGGATCACATATTGAGCTGCCTAACCAACTTAGCGACAATATGCGGTTGTCGTAGGTTTCCTTGTAGAAGTCCCCTAGTCGCTCGCCTAGGTAAGCAACCGGGCCAGAGAACGCTAGGTTAGGAAGCCACGGAACAATGTCGAATGGTACGAACTTGAGTTCTGGCGATGCATACTGCCTGCGGAATAAGCCGCTGATCTCGTTGAACTCAAGCTCTGGCGACCAAGCCTCCCCGCAGATAGCCCAGTTACCAAACTCAAGCAAGGCCGGGTAGGCACGCAGCAGGGCTGGTACAACGTGGTCAAGAGACTTGACAGACTCACCTGTTCTGCTCACTGTGTTTACGTGAGTGCCACCAGCAAACAGGAAGATCACATGGCATCCATCATACTTCGGTGACAGTACCCAGTTACGGGGTGTGCTCAACCCTCTGCGCACCTTAGCGCTAAGCGCTGTAGGCTCTACTGCTTTATGTACCATGTAATCAGCCACGGCATACCTCACGATCTGTTGAGTCCATCGCCTCCTCGATAGTAGCTACTACTTTCTCAAAGGGCATACCGTCAGTAAGCTTATCTGTAAGCTGTGCGTACAGGTCTGCCTTTCGCTCATCTGTACCGAAGCCTAACCCGTCAACGCAATGGTATAGGTTATCGCAGATGTCCTCAATAGGTGCGCTCTTATCTCGTGCATACAAGGCCGTAGCCAGTGCATACGCATTTCCTCTGTTGCTCATGGTTTACCCTTCGATCCGTATGCCGCCTTCACTATGAGCTTGTTGAAGTAACGACGAATGATATAACTTCTCACAATACTGATGACTGTGAAGATAGCACCAATAGCTAGGTTCTGCCCAATGCTGATATGAAACCCGAATAGCGGGAGTACTACTGCGTTAGCTGTAAAGCTAATACCGTACCCTATAACAACATTGATGCAAGCCTCTATGAATGAGCCTTTACGGCTTTGCATTGTCTTGCTCTTTCAACAGTAGCTCAAGCACAGCTAGTGCATTCCAAGCTTCATGCGCAGCATGTAGCAACTCAGTGTCTTCATCACGATCTCTGCCAGCAAGTCTTTCGTTATGGTGCCTGATAGCTGCATTACCGTAACGCTTGATACCATTAGGTACTGTCACCCACCCGCCCGGTGTGTACTTCTTGGCTCCGAACACTGCTACTTCATTCACTGCTCCTAGTGCCTTGGCGAAGTATCCTAGTACATAGTCGTACTCTGCCTTTCCAGCATCTGCCTTTGCACCGTGTTCGTGCAGTCCTTTGCCATGTGGGTCTTTCTCTACTCTGCCTCCTAGGTCTAGTTGTAGTTGCTCCCACTCTTCAATGTCTCGTTGTAGTGTCATAGTCCTATCCTTGCTTTGAATCTTCGATTCTTATAAATAGATTGTAAGGGTTCTAGGTAGAGGTTAGTCTACCAAGAACACACTTAGTTAGCTAGTAAGCTCAGCCGCTTGTCCTTTGAGTTCTCAGTGTAGCGACTTCTTGCGAAACCCCCGCAATGATTGCACTGGTATCTAGTGTACCTACCGGACTGTGTAAGAGCTGGCTTAGCCAATGCTGACAAGTCAGTGCTAGCGCAGCGAGGGCACCTCACTTTGTCATCGTCATAATAAGCTGCAACATTGGGATGCCCGATCATGTAAGGACGCAGTCGTAAGTAAAGCTCCTCGGTTGCTGGCACGTCGATGCAGTTATACTTCTTCATCACAGCCCATGCCTTCTTGTTACCCTTCAAGCACTCAGTCCATAGCTCCATTCCTGGGAACTCGCTGTGTGCGTACTTGGGGGTATCAGTCAGGTACTTAGATAGCCACTCAAGCTTGTTGCTAGTAAACTTAGCAACGTCCTTGGCGATGAGCATCGTGTCGATCACCTTGATAGGCGGCAACGGGGGAAGGCCAGCCATGAGGAACCGGGCATTGATCTTCTTCATGTCGAACGCTTTACCGTTCTGAGTAATCACAATGTCAGTGTCGTTGAGTTCTTCCCACAGGCCCTTGAGTAATCGTAGGTCATCACGAGGGTGAGCATCTTTCGATGTGTCATCGTACTTGACCGTCTTCTNACCTAGCACCTTGGAGCAGTAGCTCATGATCGTCCACTCTTGAACGATCTGGTTAAGCCCGATGTTCACCTTGAAGAGCGACCACACGTAGGCTACGATTGGGCTTGTCTCAATATCAAGAGTCTTGATTCGTGGCCCACTCATTGTGTGTTATACCCGCTTAGCCGCCCTAGCTGCTCTCGCTTTGGTGTTTCGTTTCTCACGCTTTTCATCCTCCGTCCGGTGTGTGCTATGGAGCAGTCCGGTCTGGTTAGTAACATGGCGCTGCAAGTAAGCAGCAACCCCGTTGAGAAACGCAGCGAGATTGACAACACCATAGCGCTTGTAGTTGTTCTCGACTTTTCCTAGCAGGGCATTGCATCCGCTGTGCAGCGTAGCACGAACAGCCCCTGTGCTATGGTCATGATCGAGAACTTCTTTGCTAAGTGGCAGCTTGCAGATGGCACATCGGCCACCTTGTTGTACTGCCAAATCAACCCGCGTCTTGGCTATCTCCGTTGTCTTCAGCCTGCGCAGTTGCGTTGATGGTGTCTGCATCTCTTACTCG